AGGTTTAGGTGATGGCACAAAATATTTAAAGTTAAATGGTACTGATGCAGTTGCTTCTGTTTCAAGTATTTGGAATAGCACAGTTCCAACCTCAACTGTTTTTTCAGTTGCTAATGATGGTGGAAGTAATGGAAGTGGTGAAAATATTATTGCTTATTGTTTTGCTTCAGTAGCTGGCTTTTCAAAGTTTGGCTCATACACAGGTAATGGAACAACTGAAGGTCCAATTGTAGAAACGGGATTCGAACCAGCATTTATCATAATTAAAGATGTTGACGGAACAGATAACTGGGCAATGGTTGATAATAAAAGAGCAACTACAAATCCAAGACAAACTTGGTTAAGAGCTAACTTGGCTAATGCGGAATTTAGCAATACAGTAGATTCAATAAACTTTTACTCTAATGGTTTTCAAATAGCAGGAGGAACAAGTGTATCTAACTTTTTAAATGAAAATGGTAATACATTTATCTATATGGCATTTGCTGCAGATCCTGACACAGAAGCACCAACAGTAGCAAAAAGTTTTAGTACAGTTGCTTATACAGGTAATGGTGGAACACAAAGTATTGATGCTTTAGGATTTAAACCTAATTTAGTTTGGATTAAGTCAAGAACTGATGCTGTTGATCATTGTTTATTAGATTCTGTTAGGGGTGATTTTATATTAACATCTAATAAAACTGTAGACCAAGAAGTTGGTAATGGTGGTATTGTAATAAATAATGATGGTTTTACAGTAAAGCAAGGTGTGTCATCAACTACTGATGGTGAAGTAAATGTATCAGGAAAAAATTATGTTGCTTGGACTTGGAAAGCTGATGATAACGAACCGACAATCTTTGGTGGATCTGCTATTGCAGTATATAAATTTGAGGACAATGCAAATGATGTAACAGGAACATATAATGGAACTGCTTCTAATATTTCATATACTTCAAGTGGTAAATTTAACAAAGCTGCTGAATTTAATGGCAGTAGCAGTTATATTAGTAATACATCTATTAGTGGATTTCCTTCAGGAGCAAGTTCAAGGACATTATCTTTTTGGGTAAATGTAGAAGGAAGTGGTGTAAGGGTAATAGGAGGTTATGGAAACTCATCAACTGCACAATATTTTGGATTAAGTGTTGGAACTACTAATAAAATTAATTTTTTAGGTTATGGTTATAATCAAGAAACGACTTATACAATCCCACAAAATGAGTGGGTACATATAGTTACAACTTATGATGGAGGTACACAGCGACTTTATGCAAATGGATCACAACAATATAGTATTGCGAGAACATACAATACGGTTAATACTGAATTAAGAATAGGTGATGATCTTTGGGGTACTACTGAAAGATTTGATGGTAAAATAGACCAAGTAAGAATTTATAATGGTGCAATATCAGATATAGATGTAGCTGAATTATATGCAGAAACTGTATCTGACAATGATGATTTAAATTTAGGAGGACCACCTGAAATATTAGTTAGTGCAAATGCTAATGCAGGATTTAGTATTGTTAAATATACTGGGAGTGGTGCTAATGCAAAAGTTCCTCACGGACTTTCTGCTGCTCCTGAAATGATATTTATCAAAAATTTAGATAGTGCAACAAACTGGAATGGTTGGACACCAGTGTCAGGGGTAACTAATTATATTTCTTTAAATTCTACGAATGAATTAAAGACAACTTCAGGTTCATCAGGATTTAGTAATGGTGTTCCAACATCAACAGTAGTAAATTTAGATGGAAGTTCTTGGAGTAATGAATCAGGAAGTGAACATATAATGTATTGTTGGCATTCAGTAGCAGGATATAGCAAGTTTGGAAGTTATACTGGTATTGCATCAGGTAATGTAACTGTAACAACAGGATTTAGACCTGACTTTGTAATGGTTAAATGTACATCTCACGGAACTACAAATTGGGAAATACACGATAGTTTAAGGGTTTATGGAACCAATGGTGCATATAGATTAAGAGCAAATGATTCTTCTGCAGATGCAGGTTTTAATGATACACCAATTAAATATACATCAACAGGGTTTTATTTAGATTCATCAGTAACAGCAAACAGCTATGTAGATTATGATGCTAATGGTAGAACTTATATATATATGGCATTTAAAATAAATTAAAATGGAAGGATTTAAACCAACAATAATAGGAATTAGCGTTTATATAATAAGTATGACACAAGTAAATGAAGTATTACAAGCTCTATTGATTATAGCAACTATTGTATATACAATGCTTAAGATTTTAGATCTATTAAATAAAAAATAATTAACTTTATTAAAACAAGAATTATGAAAAACTTTTTAAATAAAATTTGGGAAGGTATAAAAGACGCTTTTTGGGCAAACGTACCTTATGTTATATATTCAACAGTATGGTTATTTTTAACTATGTTTTGGGCAACACAATTTTTTAAATGGTATGTAAATAAATATATAGGATAATGAAGCTATCACAAAATTTAACATTAGCAGAAGCTGTTAAATCTAATACAGCAAAACGCAGACATATAGACAACACACCTAACGAAGAAACAATAGACAACTTAAAAGTTACAGCAGAAAAAATATTTCAACCAATAAGAGATCATTTTAAAAAACCAATATATGTATCTAGTATGTATAGGTGTGAACAATTAAATGGTGTTGTAGGTGGATCTAAGTTCAGTAAACATATAACTGGTGAAGCAATAGATATTGACAACGATGGTACTAGTGTATCAAATAAAGATATATTTAACTTTATAAAAGACAATTTAAAGTTTGATGTATTAATATGGGAGTTTGGTACAGACTCACCTAACTGGATACATTGTTCATACGTTGAACGTTTAAATAGAGGTCAAGTATATATAAATTCTACAGAAGATGGTTTACAATTATATAGTGAAGCAAAAAAACCTAAGAAAGTAAAGAATGAGCAAAAAACGAAAGAAATTCAAAGAAACAAAACTAGGTCAGTTCCTACTAGGGAAGTCAGGAGTGTTTCAGAGTCTAGCGGAGACAATACCTGATCGAGGTGTTCTGGGGCTTGTTAAACGACTTTTAGTAGAAGATAAGGGTTTACCTCCAGAAGATAAAGAAAAAGCTCTTAGATTGCTCGACGTTCAATTAGAGGAGATGGATGCAGTTACTCGTAGATGGGAAGCTGATTTAATGTCTGATAGTTGGCTAAGTAAAAACGTAAGACCTATATCGTTAGTATTTTTAACTTTAGTATATGCTACAGGGTTTTTTTTAAAGTATGATCTTACTATTATAAATCAATTACTTCTTTTGGTTTATGGAGCATATTTCGGATCACGTGGTCTAGAAAAAATAAGAAAGCTCTAGTACAATATAGTACATACATTATTATAATATACATTATTAACTTATACAATATAGTACTGTATAAAATATAATAAAATTTTTATATTTACAAAATGCGACAAAAATTAATAAAAAAAATTGATCGGATATTTAGCGAATACATACGATTAAAACACGCTGATAAAAATGGGTATTGTACTTGTATAACTTGTGGTAAAACTTATCATTATAAAAATATTGATGCTGGTCATTTTGTTAGTCGTAGATTTCTTATAGTACGCTTTGATGAACTAAACGTACATCCTCAGTGTAAATATTGCAACCGATTTTTAAATGGTTTGGCTTATGAATACGGTAAAGCTATAGATATGCTTTATGGTAAAGGTACTGCAGATAAGTTAGTTAGCTTATCTAGGCAAACAATTAAAATAGAAAATTATGAATTAGAAGAAAAACATTTGTTTTATAAAAAAAATTTGATAACTTTGAGGAAACAATTATAAAAATGTACACACAAAACGATTTAAATATTATAAAAACACAAGCTAATAGCTTTGTGAATGACCAATTAAAATGGCAAAGACTACGAATAGAATCTCTACAAAAAGAGTTATCTAAGGAAAAACAAAAAAACAAAAGACTAGAAGAACTTCTAGCATACGCAGATAAATTTAATTTAATAAATACACAATGAGTTTAGCACAAAATCAAAACAGACAATCAACTATAGACTGGATCGAAGAAGGTAAAACCTGGTCTGGTAAAGATGGAACAGAAATGAAAGAATATAAAGTATCACTAAAGAATGGTGATATACCAGTATTTAACTACCCATCTAACAAACCGTACCCATTTGCAAAAGGTGATAATGTTACGTACCTTTTAAACGAAAGAATGGTAAACAAGAAAATAATTCAAAACGGTAAACAAATGAAAAAAGTAGAAAATAATCAACCTACAAACACAAGTACAAGTACAGAATCTTTAACACAGCAACAAAGTATAGCATTATCGGTTGCATCTAAGTTAGGTTTTGAAACTGTTACTAGCGATGCTTGGCAAAAAACATTATCATTAGATAGTGAAGATAGATCTAAAGCACAAAACGATTTACTCACATCTATAGGGCAAGTATCAATCGCATACTATAATTTACTAACAACTAAACCACAAAACAATGGCAGCTAAAACAGACACAATATTTATAAACGGACTTTATACATACACAAATGATAAAGACTATATAGTTTCAAAGAATAGTCTTAACGTAGAAAAGTTTAAACAACAATTAGATGATCCTGATATACAAAAACATATAAAAGAAAATGAAGGGTATCTAAAATTTATTACTATGATAAGTAAAGCTGGTAAACCATACAGCAAATTAGAAAGCAATAATTATAAAGAAATAACTAGTAAGGAACACAGTCCTGATCGAAACAACAATGACGATGACGGACTGCCATTCTAATACGGTTTCTTTAAGTTCTCAAGTAAGTAGACTGAATGACATTCGTAATGGTAAGATTAAGGAAGGTCTACGACTTGGAATACCAGAGATAGATGAGTACTGGAGATTTAAGTTTAATAACTTTAATGTAGTACTTGGACACGCATCAACTGGAAAAACAACTACATTACTTTATTTACTTTTATTATATGCTGTTAAGTATAATCTTAAATACTTAATATATTCTGCAGAGAATGAACCTAGTAGTATAAGTAAAAAGCTATGTGAATTTTTAGTTGGGTTACCATTTAATAAGATACCAGATAAGGTATGGAAAGAAAAGATTAAATGGATTCACGAACACTTTAGATATGTAAACATAGAAGAAGTATATACATCTAGCGAATTATTAAGACAAGCAGAACAAATTAAAAAGACATTTGATTACCACGCTTTATTAATAGATCCATACAATTCACTTATAAGAGATAAAGAGTTAATGAAAACATACGGTGGTCACGAATATGACTACGCAGTTATGGGAGATTATAGATTATTTACTAGACGAAATAAATGTTCTATATATTTAGTGACACACGCAGTGACTGAAGCCTTAAGACATAAACACCCTAACGGACATAAGTTTGAAGGATATATACAACCGCCAAGTGCAGGATCAGCTGAAGGTGGATCTAAATTCTTAAATAAATGTGACAATTTTTTAATTCTTCACAGAATGACAAATCATCCAGAATACTGGACTAATACATATTTAGCTATAATAAAAATAAAAGAGATAGATAGTGGTGGTAGACCTACGCCATTAGAGAACCCTATAGAGTTTAGATCATTAGCTAACAATGTAGGTTTTAGTATTAACAATAAAAATTTATTACATTTAATAGAAAAGCGTGATTCTTGAAATAGCATATAAGAAGCATAATGATTGGTTAAGAATATGTAAATCTTTTAACTGTCAAGAAAGCGACTGTCAAGACATAGTAAGCGAAATGTATATAAAAATAGATCATCTTACAAAAAATGGTAAAGATTTAAGATACGGTGAAAATGACATAAATTATTTCTACTGTTATAAAATTATATTTCATTCTTGCCTTAGATTAAAACAACACAATAGTAAACGTAAAGATCTTATTGTTACAACTGATAGTGAAAACTTTGATGTTTGTGCAGCTTTAGCTAAGTATGGTAAGAAAAGCACTATAGACGAAGATATGTTATTTAATAAGTTAGAAGAATTTACAGACGAGTATAGAGAAAAACTTACTTGGTATGATATAACAATATTTGAACTGTTATCAGGTGGCAAGAAAATATCTGAACTACAAAGAGAAACTAATATAAGTTATGTATCTTTAAGAAACACATATTTAAAAGTAAAAGATTTTGTAAAAAAACAATATGAGAAATTCGATTGGACTAGGGGATCTAGCAGAAAAAATTATTAATGTCATAACGTTAGGTTATGGTAAAAGAATTGCAACTTGGGTAGCTAAATTATTTGGTTACAATGATTGTGGTTGTGATAAGAGAAAAAAAGATTGGAATAAAATACAAATAAAAAGATGACAGATAAAATCCAAATGATTAAGATTGACTACGATCAATGGACTAAATTTAAAGGCGTTAAAAATAACACAATAGCAAAAGACGAATTAAAATTAATCGAAAGTCTACACGCAAAATATTATAATCATCCATACGAAGTACTATGTACCTGTAAGGGAGAACATATAATAGGTAGAATACAAGAGTTTGTAGACGAGCTAAATGTTATTTATAAAAATGGGTATAAAAGAAGTACATAGATGGGAACAAACAGTTGTAAAAATATTAAACTTAGATGGTTGGAACTTGACCTGGTGTGGTGAAGACTATGAATATTTTGATGCAAAAGGATTAACACCTAAGAAAAAAGAATGTGTAATAGAAATGAAATTTAGGCATAAGTACTATGAAACTAAAATGTTAGAGAAAGGTAAGTACGAAAGATTGTTACAATTGCCACAAAAAATACATAAGCTATATTTAGTATTTGATCCTAAAGGAATGTATATATTTTGGTTAAACAACTTAAATTTACCAGAGCTAGAAAAATTAAATTGTCCAGACACAACACTTTGGACTAAAACAAAAAAAGAAAAAGAAGTATATTTATTAGAAGAATCACAAGCAAGTTATATAAACAATGAATCAGGATTTGATAGATGCTTATAAAAAGCTAGATGCAATAAAAGAGTTTGAGTGCGACCAGAATATTCAAACAGTATTAGAACTGTTAACTAAATGGAAAGGTAAAGCACAAGACAACAAAGAATTAAAATTAATAATAGAATCTTTTTTAGATATACAATGGCATATAATAGAATTAAAACGAGATAGAGATCTTGCGCTTAAAGCTGTAATGCAATATAAATTTCAAAGAGACGGTGCTGTAAACGAGAGAAACGAAGCTAAACAACAATTAAAGAAATATGAGGATTCACATTTTGACTGATATAGTAGGACAGCAACCTAGTGAAGAAGTAGAGGACAAGTTATTAGATACTGTTAATACTTTGTGGTTACGATTAGATTCTGTACCTGAAGTAGGAAGTTTAGTTGAGGTTGAATTATACACTTTTATTTTTAGACTAGAAATGGAGAATAAAAAATATCAATTAATAGATAATGACAATTTGCACATAACATTAATATATAGAATGATATATGAAGAATACGACTAAACACGAACAAAGAAAACAAATGCCAGTTTATACTGGAGTATTAAAATATTTCCCTAATGCATTGTTAGAAATATCTAAGGTTAGTCAATTAGGAAATAAACAACACCACCCTGATAAGGAATTACATTGGGATAAAAGTAAAAGTAAAGATCATTTAGATGCTGCAGCTAGGCATATAATAGATCATAGTATTAACCCTTATGATGATGATGGTATGTTACATTTAGCTAAAGCAGCGTGGAGAATACTAGCAGCATTACAAGAATTTTTAACTAAATAATGGCATACACATTTAACGAAAACGAAATATACGCACACAACAAAGACTATAGAGTTAATAAGGAAGGGGTGCTTTTAAACCCTGATGGTAAAACTTTAAAAGGTTATTATAAAAATGGTTATAAATATTATAAGCTAAGAAAAGAAGATGATTACACTAAATATGCTTCATTTAAAATATCTAGATTACAAGCATATCAAAAATATAAAAATGATATGTATCAAGACGGTATTGTTGTCAGGCATTTAAACGGAAAAAGAGATGATGATTCTTTTGATAATATTGCAATAGGCACACAAAGTCAAAATATTATGGATTGTCCTAAAAAAGATAGGGTGAAAAGAGCAATTAATGCATCGAGTAAAAATAGAAAATACTCTACAGAAACAATATTAAAAATAAGAGAAGATAGAAAAAACGGAATGACATATTCACAACTATTAAAAAAATATAATATTCCTAACGATTCATCTTTACATTACATTTTGTATAGAAAAAACATTTAAATAAATTGGATTTAATAATACTAGATATGCTTATGAATAAACAAATAAAACTATTAGACGGAAAATACTATGACAAAACAGAACTGTTATCTAAAATGTTAGATGATGAATTCTATTATGGCTTTATGAATAAATGGGCGTTTAGCAGCTCAAATATAAAACTATTACTAGAATCACCTAAAACATACTATAATGTAATGAAGTATGGATCACCCAAAAGTCAAGCACTAAGAGATGGCTGGTTAACGCATACCGCCATATTAGAGAATGAAGTCTTTGAATCACAAGTGTTTATAGATGTGCAAAGCAAGAACACAAAGAAATTTAAAATGGCTAAAGAAGAACACGGTGAAGTATTTACAATGAAAGAAAAGAATGATGCAGAAAGATTAGCAGAAGCATTTTATCGTAACGAACCTGCTATGCAAATGATTAAAGGATGTAAGAAAGAATATCCTGGTGTAGCATTAGTACAAGGTCAACCATTTCGTGCTAAAGCAGATGTGTTAGCTAAAGACTATGTGTGTGATCTAAAAACAACAAGTAACATAAAAGGTTTTGAACATAGTGCGTATAACTTTCACTATGACGTACAAGCATATCTATATACAGAAATTTATAATATACCAGATTTTAGATTTATTGTAATAGATAAAGGATCTAGAGATATAGGTATAAGTAAAGCTGTAAGTAAAGAATTCATACAGAGTGGTAGAGATAAAGTAGCGTATGCACTTAATGTTTATGCACAACACTTCGAGCAAGACGAACCAGAACTAGACGACTATTATATAGAGATAAACCTTTGATATATCAAGAAATATTAATAATTTAGTAGGCTATGAGAGAAACATACAAAATAGCAAAAGAAGTTAAGAAGATAACAGGAGTTAACTTTTTAGAAAAGAAAAGACAAACAGAGTATGTAGAAGCAAGATCATTCTTTGTACACATACTTAAAAATTACTATAAACTACGTAATAAGGATATAATAATTATATTTAATGAATTAGGTTTTAATATGGATAGTGCAACACTATGCCACGCTGTAAAAATGTTTGAAGTATACGAACAAAACAATAAAAGAATGCAAGAATGGTTTGATACACTATTTGCGAAACCAAACTTTAAAAGCAGATCAAATACAAGCGCATACATTAAGTCTAAACTAAAATACTTACCAGAAGATACTCTGATAAAGATAGCAGCACAGATAGAAGCTATGATAAAAGATGAAGTTTTTTTAGATGAAAGTGAGTGGCAGTATTAAAAAAATACAAAAAAAAGTATTATATTATTGATTAATCAAGTTTTTTCAAGTTGGCAAGAAAGATAATAAGTACTTACATAGAGCGATCTAAAAAGAAAAGACCAGGGGTACATAGTAAGAATGCAAGTAGAGGACAAACAGGTTACAAGAAGAAATATAGAGGACAAGGTAAAAGAAATTAATTATGAGTTGGGGTGGTAAAAGAGATGGTTCTGGTAGAAAGTCTAAAGCTGATGAATTACAGTTATTAGACAAGCTATCGCCTATGGAAGATTTATTCATACAAGTATTGCACGATGGATTAAAGAAAGGAGACTATAAGTTCGCACAATTATTTGCTAACTACTATTATGGTAAACCTAGAGAAACACAAGACATAACACTAAACCAAGACACACCTTTATTCGAAGTAGTCGTTAAAGATAATGAACCAAGTACAGACTAATGTTATATTTAACCACGCTTATAAATTTCATAGATCAGATAAGAAGATACTAATAGAGCAGGGAGGAAGTAGATCTGGTAAAACCTTTAACCTGTTAGTGTGGATAATATTCGATTACTGCTTTCAAAACCAAAATAATATTATTACCATATGTCGTAAGACTTTTCCAAGTTTGCGTGGTACAGTTATGCGTGATTTTTTAGATATACTAAAGAACTATGAGTTGTATAGCGAAAAAGACCATAACAAGAGTAATAGCGAATACTATCTAAACAACAATACCATAGAGTTCATATCATTAGATCAACCTGCTAAAATACGTGGTAGAAAAAGAAACTTATTATTTGTCAATGAGTGTAATGAAATAGATTGGGATAGTTGGCAACAATTAATATTTAGAACAGAAGGTCAGATAATAATAGACTATAACCCTAGTGAAGCAAACCATTGGATATATGATAAGGTAGAAACTAGAGATGATTCTGTATTCTATAAAACTACATACAAAGACAATCCGTTTATAGATAAAACACTAGTACACGAACTAGAAAGATTAAAAGAAACTGACGATGAATATTGGCAAGTATTTGGTTTAGGTGAAAGAGCGCTATCACGAACACAGATATTTAGCTTTACTACAATAAATAAAATACCAGAGGATGCTAAGTTCTTATCTATAGGTATGGACTTTGGTTATACTAATGATCCTACCTGTGCTGTAGAAGTATATCAGAAAGATCATAATTTATATGTTAATGAATTACTTTATAGAACTATGATGACTACAGCAGACATCCATAGATTCTTTTTAGAGCATAATAAAGACAATAAGCTATGCTTTGGTGATTCAGCAGAAGTTCGTTTAATAGATGAGCTTAGAAGAATGGGAAACAATATAAGACCAAGTGTTAAAGGACAGAATAGTATTATGGCAGGTATAGACTTGTTAAAGCGATACAAACTACATATAACGGAAACATCTGTAAATGCTATAAGAGAGTTTAGAGATTATAGGTGGAAGAAAGATAAAGCAAATAGATTAACTAACATACCTAATGATGGTGCTGATCACTTACCTGATGCAACCAGGTATGCAACCTATAGTCTAATGAGCAAACCTAACTATGGTAAGTATGCTATTCGTTAGACGCTTCTCTTTCTTTTAGTTCCTCCATCGCTGCTTGTATAAACTGTGCTGCAGTTACGATTTCACCTTTAACTTGAGAAGTTGTCATTTTATGTAAATCATATATCATACTGCTAATATAATTAAAAAATACTTATTAATATATTTTGATAATTAAAATATAGTTATTAACTTAGTGGTATGAAACAAAAATTATTAAACATATCATATGTGTTAGTTATATGGTTCGCTGCTATTTTACTTGTAGTATTAGATAATATAATTACTAATTTATAATGGAAACAATAATAAACATATTTGCAGTTATAGGAGCATTTGCTACTGTGTTAGCATTATATCATTTTGGTGTAGATCAATATGCTTTATGGGAGATGAGAATGAAACAAAAATACGGTAAATAATGGAAGCAAAATCTTATAGAGATACAATCATTGCATTAAACCACGTATTTGGACACTATGATTTAGATATGCTTAAAACATTTGATACATCACAATTAGAAGATTTATTTATGCAAGACTCATTTAGTGATCCTATAAAACATAAAACATACGAGTTAAACAAGGATAGAATAAACTTTAAAATTATAAAACAAGAGCTTACATCTTCATAATTCTTTTTCGTAGAATTTTTTTCATATTGATTGGTTAGTAAATGGGAGTTCGGAGATGGCTCCCTTTTTTTGTGAAAAAAAGTTAAATTTGTTATTATATATTTATGAAACTATCTATTAATGTACCAACAGATCTAAACGAGCTTACCCTTGGTCAATACCAAAAGTTTATTAAGATACAGAAAGACAATGGCGATGGTACATTCATAGCACAAAAAATGATAGAGATATTTTGTGGCATAGATCTAAAAGATACATTCAAGATCAAGATAAAAGATATGAATGAGATCATAAAAATACTTAACGATCTATTAGAGATAAAACCTAAACTAATAAACAGATTTGAGTTAAATAATATATCATATGGATTTATACCTGTATTAGAAGATATATCATTAGGTGAATATGTAGACATAGAAAACTATATGCAATCCTGGGAAGATATGCATAAAGCTATGAGTGTTCTATATAGACCAATCTTACAATCACATAAAGACAAATATAATATAATTGAATACGAAGCATTAGAAACAGATGTGATGAAAGATATTCCTTTAGATGTTTGTTTTAGTGCAGTGGTTTTTTTTTACAATTTAGGGATCGAGTTGTCAAGCAATATGATGGATTATTTGACGGAGGAACAACTGAACAACCTCACGGAAGGTCAGCACAGTTTTCTAAACGATGGGGGTGGTATTCAGCAATTTACGAACTCGCTCAGGGACGTATTACAGAATTCGAAAATATCACTAAAGAAAGATTATTAAAATCTTTGAATATATTATTATATATGAAAGAAAAGAACGAAGTAGAACAAGCAGAATTAAAAGCAAATGCAAGGAAACGTAGCAATTAGATCATATTACTTACTAAGCGAAGCCCTAGAAAGTTCATTACTAAACAACAATATAACTAAAACAGTAACAATAGGAGATGTATCTGATGTAGACTTAGGTAAACAATCTATATTTCCCCTAGCACACTTTATTGTAAACAATGTGGTATCAACACAACAAACGCTTGTATATAATATTACTGTACTTGTTATGGATATAAAAGATACTAGTAAGTCAGAAGAAACAGATAAGTTTAGAAAAAACACAGATGAACAAGATATATTAAACACACAATTAGGCGTATTAAATAAATTAATACAAACATTAAGATTTGGCGATCTAAACACAACTGGATATAAGTTAACCAATGATCCTACTTGTGAACCATTTGTAGATAGGTTTGAAAATAACTTAGCAGGGTGGAATGCAGATCTAGAAATAGAATTACCTAATGACCAATATATATGTTAGTATTCTCAGATAATTTTAATGCAAGGTTAGATGAATTCTTTAAAGCTGTAAAAAAACAAGCTAGGCAGAATCTTAGTAAAGGTACAAAGTTACAAAGAAGAAAGCGACCTATAAACAACACTAGAAAACTATACAACAGTATACAATATAAAAAGCTATTTGAAAACAAGAATAGTTTAGCATATGGTCTTTTTATGGAGGACTATGGTGATTATATTGACAAGGGTGTAAAGGGTACTAAGAGTAATTACAGGGTAAACAAGAATACACCATATAGTTACAAAACTAAAATGCCTGGTTCAGAATCATTTGAGAATTGGGCTAAAGCTAGAAAGATAAGATTTAGAGATGCTAAAGGTAAATTTAAAAAAGGCAACTATAAACAAATAGGTTATGTACTAGCAAGATCTATATTTGAGAAAGGTATAAGGGCAAACAATTTTTTTACTATACCATTTGTTAATGAGTTTAAAAAATTACCGCAAGACCTACAAAACATATTTAGTGATGATATGATAATAGAAATGATAGATAGTATGATAGAAGCAGATTTAATTAAAAGAACATAATGGCAACAATATTATTAAGAAGTCCGTACTACGAAACACATACTCAAGCACAGGATAGTGGAAATACTGCTAAAAGCGCAACGTTAGAATTATCAGTAGGCGGAACAGTAATTAGCACAATGAGTAAGGATACTGTTTTAAACGGCACGACTGGAACGGTAGCATTTGAGATAGCAGACCTATGTAGAGATTATTTAGATGTAACATTTAATAATTCATATACTAGTCAGACTATTGCAATAACAGGTACACTTACATTTAAGAGCGAAACAATAGACGATATAAATACAGGTTCTGCTGCTGTAACAGTGGGTAGTGCTGTTACCATCACCCATACAGGTTTAGATGGTTACTATGAATTTATGGAAGGTTTGGGTACAGGTCAAAATAGTGCTAAGACAATAGCTTCTAATGACGTACTACAAGATAATACTGAATTATATTATCCAGATAATACCGCAGGTATAATACCTTATTGGTCTGGTTCTGCAATTGTATATGATACATTTAGTGCAACAGCTACAAGCCATATTACGCAATCGACTACTTTTACAATAAATAGAGTTTGTAATAAACACACAGCATATAAAGTAACATTTGTAAATAAGTATGGAGCGTTACAAGACTTTTATTTTAATGGCAAAACAACAGAAAACATAAAAGTAAATAAAACGACTTTTAAAAGAAATATAGCTACTAGTAGTTTTGAGTATAGCAAACAAAAACATTCTGTAAAACAATTTAATACTTTAGCTAACGAAACACTTATACTAAATACTCCACCTATGAGTTTTGATAGTGTTAATGAAAGTATAAAACAATTATTAGTAAGCGAACAGGTATGGATAAGAAAAGAAGAAGGAGGATCAGAACAAACAATACCTATTAACATAACAGACACTCAACAAAGGTTTAAAACAGGTGTAAATGATAAAATAGTACAATATACTATAAGTGCAGAATACGCCTTTGATATGATTAGTAATATTAGATAATGAATAATATTGAATTATATGTAAAAGGATCTAGTGATACAAACTATACTAGATTAGATTTATTTAAAGATGAAACAATATCTTTAACACAGACTATACAAGATGTAAAAGATCCTGCAAAGATATTTACAAACTTCTCTAAAAGTTTTAGTTTACCTGCAAGTAAAACGAACAACAAGTTTTTTAAACATTATCATAATTTTATACAGTCACAAGATTATTCTTATGATGCTAGAAAAAAAAGTATAGCAAAAATAGAACTTAATAGTTTACCATTTGAAAAAGGTAAATTAAGATTAGAGGGTGTTGATTTAAAGAATGGTAGACCTGACACATATAGAGTAACATTCTTCGGTGAGTTAGATTTAAAAGAAGTATTAGGTGATAAAAAATTACAAGACTTAGATTTCTTAGATCAATTTGACAGATTATATACATCTACTGCTGTACAATCAGCATTAGAATCATCTACAGGCACCGATGTAACTGGTTCAGATGGAGAGACATATTCTATACCAACACTTGTATCTTTAATTAGTAATTCAATGCGTGGATTTTATTCTACATCTACTACACCTAAATATTATGAATCTACTACTGATGAGATAAATAAACAAGGTGGTAACTTAAATACGAGTAACGGACCTCTATCGGGTTATTATTGGAAAGATTTAGTATATAGTATAAGGTTGTATGTAATAATAAAAGCTATAGAAAATTCTAGTGCTACAAAAGATAACAACAATAATAAACAAATAGTATTTAGTAATGATTTTTTTAACACAACAAATACTAGTTTTTATAATTTGTATATGTTATGTCAAAGAAATGCAGGTAAATTACTAGAAGGATTAGGATCATCATATACACCAAATAAACAATCTGGTAAAGCATATGACAATGCTATTAATAATCATACAAACAATTTATTACTACAACAATCAGATTGGGATATATATGGACTAACAAGTACACAACAATTTCAGTTTGCAATAACAGTAAATTTTACATCTATTACTGGTTTTGTTTATGTAGATTTAAGGGATACATCAAGCAATACTGTAGTAACAACTTTTACATATACAGCAGGTGGACAAAGAAGTTTTGCTATAGGTAATGGTGAGTATGAATTAAGGTTTAGAGCAGAAAATTCTGGTGTAGTAGTGCAAGATTTTAGTTTTCAACTTATAGGGTTAAATCAAATAACAAGCATAACTACAGGTAATGTAGATGCAGGTTTTACGATACCTAGTGAAGCATTTATAATTAGAAACAATATACCTGATATAAAGATTATAGATTTCTTAACTGGACTTTTTAAAATGTTTAATTTAACTGCGTATAGAAAAGACGGAAAAATATATGTAGACACACTAGATAGTTATTATAATTCAGGAACTCTTAGAGATATAACAGACCTTACAGATAGCACAAGTAAAACAGTAGACAAAGCACTACCATATAGAGAGATAGCATTTAAGTATGAAGACACAGATAATATATTAGCTAAACAATATAAAGAGCAATTTCAAAGAGAGTGGGGATCTGCAGCATATAATGACGATGGTTCATTAGATAGTAATAATACTACATACGAAATAGTGTTACCTTTTCAGCATATGATGTTTGAGAAATTAACTACAGGTTTACAAGTAGGACATTTGTTAGATGATAAGCAAGATCCGTATTTAGGAAAACCATTAATATATTACCCTATACATTCTACGGCAACAGGTGAAACTGCAACAGCAATAAATTTAATCACAGAAATAAACGGTTATGATAGCGGAACATCGCCTAATGAAGAATCAGTAACTGCATATTGGATTCCTAGTAATACACCTGCAATAATAAGCACAGGTGCAGGTTACCCAGAATCAATACACTTTAATTTAGAAATAAGTGAGTGGAATCAAAGTTCTGATTATACAGATACATTATTCGAAAAATACTACAAGTCATATATAACAAACGTATTTAGGTTTAATGAGCGTATAACAAAAATAAAATCTAAATTACCTATAAGTTTTTTACAACAATACACATTAGCAGATGAATTACAAATAGGTGATCTTACATATAGAATAAACAGTATAACCACTAATTTACAAACAGGTGAATCATCACTAGAATTACTTAATGGTAAAGAAGCGGTTGTATCATCTGGTGTAGGGTATGTTAGTATACAAATATCATCATCTAATAGTTCAACAGCAAGTACAGCTTGTGGATATTCATTAAACACAACAGTATATTACACAGGTTTACTAGGTAACACAACACAACTATTTACTAATGAAGGTTTAACAACTTCTTATACAGGATCAGGTAATTTTCACGCATTTCCAGGTAGTAATTATGCAACTATAGATACAAATGGTTATGTCTCTAATTATCAACCTTGTCCTACACAAGCGCCTACAATGACTACTAGTACAGCTAGTAATATAACATACCAATCATTTACAGCTAATGGAAGTTTAGATGTAGCAAATGGAACTGTAATTGAAAAAGGTTTTTATATAGGTACTGATCCTACTTATACAAACAATACTCCTAAAGTAGTCGTTTCAGGAATATCTACTGGTAGTTATTCTTATAATAAAACATCAGGGGTTTCAGGTAACACAACTTATTATGTAACAGCATACGCAATTAATGGTAATGGAGAAGGTGTAGGTACTACTGTAAGTTTGACAACACCATCTACACCAGTACCGCCTACGGTAAATGCATTGACAGAGCAAAACGTAAGTTATACAGGTTTTACAGCTAGATTAGAAATTACTAGTGACGGTGGTGATACTATTAATGGATCAGGATTCTATATGGGTACTAACAACGTAGCAGCTACTAATAACCCACATTATAATATAACACCTGCACCTACTTCTACAGGTATAAAAACATATGACTTTGGTAGTTCAGAAAGTATACTAGCTAACACTACATATTATTACTGGGGTACAGCAACTAATCAATATAGCGCAACAAAAGGGGTATCAAGTTCTTACGAAACAGTAGTAACAAATGCAGCACCTTCAGCTCCATCAGTACAAACACAAACAGAGAGTAGTTTAACATCTACAAGTTTCACAGGTAATATAAATATAACAAATGATAACGGTGCTAGTATAACAAGTGCAGGTATTTGGATGGGTATTAACAATTCAGCTTATAATGCATCAGGAAATACTTTTTATTCAATATCTACTACATCAACTGGGGTTAAATCATTAAACTTTACTAGTTTAACAGGCGATACAAATTACTATTATTGGGGATCAGCTACTAATAGTGCAGGTACAACAATATCTAGCTCATACGAAACAGTAACAACGCCTGTACAAACATATCCTTATGTAGTTTATTACAATAATACAAGTGCTTATTATGCTTGTGTAGTTAGTAGTACAAGTACATATTATTCTACATCATCTAGTTGGGCAGCTGGAATAACTTTATATACTGATTCAGGAGCTACTACTTTAGCGCCTAATGGTTGGTATAGATATAACCCAAATACATATAATGAAATAAGTGGAGGTAATGGTCTATTAGGAGCGCAACAAAATTGTAATTTAGATGTACAAAGATTAAGAATAACAACAGCATATCCAAGTACAAACTTTTATGATATAACTACTGCATTTAATTCTACATTAAGCACAACTAAATTTTTATGGACAACTATACCTGTTACAGGAGGTAGTAGGGTATATACAGATGAAAACTTAACAACACCTGTATCATATGGTTTAGGAACTTATAAAACTTTACATACTTATCCGCAAGACTATAAATATCAACTATATCCTGATCAAGCAATTTTTGCAGCTAAAATTCAAAGATATAATACAAGTACGCAACAATGGTATGATTATCAATCTCAATATACACAGTTTTGGCAATTAGATAGTAGTGGTTATATAGAAAGAGTTTATTGGAACT